CATTGTTATTACAGTCAGTAGAAAACCTGCTAATTATATTGAAACTTCTCCTAAAGACGGTGAATATTATATAGGTGACCCGACTGTTGATCCAGATATGCATTCGGGTAGTAAAATTGTAAACACAGATGATAATCAGGTTTTAGTGGTAGGTGCATTTTATAATGATAGAGAAACTACTGAACTTGATGTAATGGATTTACAACCAAGAACAGCATATTATTTTTCAGCATATGCTGTTGATAATGTAGCACGTTATCACCGTGAAGGCGTTCATTCTTATTCTCTTCCTACGGGGATAGAAGAAAGTGGTGAAGAAGAGTTAACTCCTGCAAAACATACGGTTGAAATTGATGAAGATGTAAAATTAACATCAGCTACAGGGGTTAATCCTCAAAAAACATATAAAATTGTGGCAGATATTAATGAAGAAAGAGAAGTTGAAATTGAATTTAATGGCAGTAATGTACAAACATATCAAAGCTTAATTGATGAAGTCAATAAACAATATGCTCTTTTAGAAAACCCCTTTATATCTCCAACATTTCCTGCTGAAAATACTTATTTTGAGCAAGATGGTGTGATATATCTTTGGGATGGTGAAAATAAGACTGAGATTGAGTATATTGAAAGCGATACAGATCCAACCTCAGCGTCTTCAGGAGATTTATGGTATGATACTGATGATGGTATTCTTTATGAATATGATGGCTCTTCATGGGTCTCTCAGACGCTTATAACATACAATTTTGATATTACTAATCCCGAGGACGGAACGATATGGTTTGATTCTTCTGAATCACAAGCATATGAATGGAAAAATGATTTATGGTGTAAACTTAACACGATAGTTGACACTCGAAATCCCTTGCTACCGACAAAATTTGTTGGAAATACATTTTGGTATAATACTGAAACAGGTGAGTTTTTTGAAAGAGATAAAGATTTAAAAAAGTGGAATGAACGTTTAGTCATTTATTATTCAAAAGATCCCAACGATATTGATATTGGTGATTTCTGGTATGATGAAACAAATGAAACTGTCTTCGAATTAATTTCAGGTTTTATATGGGAAGAAGTCACAGATATTGAATATGAAGAAACAAATTCTACTCCATCAGGTTCTACGGATACAGAATACCGTTATGTAATTGATGAACAAAAATTATATGAATGGAAGGCGACCCAATTACAGTGGGTGTCAGTGCCTATTGCCGTTTACCCGACTGATCCTAGAGATAGAGAATCATGTAACCTATGGTGGGATGCTTCACTTTCAGTTGATGATGTGTTTTTGTGGGATTCTTTAAATAATCAATGGGTTCAAGCAGATAATTTTTATCAACAATCCCGCGATCCCGCTCTTCCACCAGAATTGGAAACAGGTAGTGTATGGTATAATCCAGACACAGGTGATTTATTAAAAATACTCGATTCTACTTGTCAAGAACTATATTTTATTAATGAAACGTATAACCCTCTTGACCCTCCGGTTGGAATATATTGGAAAGATGGTGATACATTTAAAATATGGAATGGGTCTTCATGGGTTTTAGTAACCCCACAGCCGATATGGTGGGATTCTGATCCAACAGCAATACCACAAGGAACATATTGGTTAGATACTTCATTATCTGAACCTCAATTGAAGATTTGGGATGGTTCTTCTTGGCAATCGTTAATAGTGTCTGATGAAGACCCTAAACCCAATGAAGGATTCTTGTGGTTTAATACTGTTGAAGAGCACTTATATGAGTGGAAAATAGACCAATGGATTAAAACAACTGGCAGGGCTTACTTAGAGTTTGATCCTAAAGAAAAATTTAATGAAAGAGATAAACTCACATTCAAGACTAAAAGGCTTGGGTGCGATGCTGTTTATGAACTTAAATCTAATGAAGACAGCGTTTTCAATGATTTTGAATCAAGCATTCTTTATACTGAGTCTATTAAAGGTAAAGACTTGGTTAGTGGTAGTCCAATGTATGATCGTTTAGGCGTAGGTGATGACGGTAGTCCAGATGAAAGACGAGAATTACATGATCAAATTCGGCAAATATTAGGAGAACCTTCGGTAAAAGTAGAACTTTCAAAATCTAATATTGATGTTTGTATTGATAATGCTCTTAAACAGCTAAGAAAATATGGCGGCGTTTCATATAAAAGAGGTTTCTTTTTCCTTGATCTAAAACCCAATCAACAGCGTTACTTATTAAAAGATCGCTGTGTAGGGTTCCATAAAGTTGTTAATGTGACGGCGGTTTATAGACTGAGAAGTGGCTTTTTACAAGGTGCGTATACTGGCTATGACATTTACGGATATGCTGCCCTCAAACAATTGTATACATTAGGTTCATTCGATCTTTTAAGCTTTCATCTCGTATCAAGTTTTATTGAAGAACTTGAAACGTTGTTTGCTACACGAATAACATATCAATTTAATGAAAGAACACGAGAACTAAATTTGTATAATGCAATATACAAGAATGAAAGAGTGTTAGTTGATGCTAGTGTAGAAAGAACTGAACAAGATTTAATATCTTCTAGAGATACTAACTTGTGGTTACAGAGATGGGCGGTTGCAGAAGCGAAAATTATGCTATCACAATCTAGAGGTAAATTCCAGTCATTACCCGGACCAAATGGTAATACAATATTAAATGCTCAAGAACTTATTACACAGTCAGAAGCCGAAAAAGCAGTATTGATGGACGAATTAGAAGATATGGCTATGCAAGGTGTCGGGGAAGTTGGACAAAAAGCATACTTTGTGTTGGGGTAAAAAATGACAGATAATGTAAAGAAAAAAGTTGATTGTTATCCTAAAGAAGATAAAATAAAAGATTGCCCTGATGGAGGAGTTTATGGTCCGGGTGATCCTTCTTTTGATGAAGATAATACAAATGACCCCTGTGCAGATAATCCTAGAAATTTACCATGTCCAACAGAAGAACCATGTTATCCATGGCAGTTTACCAATTTTGATTCAGAAGTTTGTAATATTGAAGGCTATGTAGAAGAATCATTATCTATCGGAGCAGCAGTTGTTAACGTTCATAAAATGCTTGGTATATATGAACAAAAAAAACTTGTTGATGAAGTTGGAGTGGGTGAAGCCATTTCAAACGGAGATCATCCAAATTTTCCAGCAGAAAATGCTTTTGATGCCTTTGACACAGAATGGAGATCACAGCAGCTAGGAAAAGATGTAATTAAAAAAGCTTACATTGGATATGATTTCGGTCCTATACGTCTTGAAAACAATAGGGCACGATATGCAATTGAAACATATGTTAAAAAAAACATTGCTACAATAAAATTTAAACAAGGTTGTGATTCTAAGAATAGAGTTACCAGAATACGTTTAGAACGTTCATATGATGGTGAAAAGTGGTATGGTGTTTCTGCAATGAAAATACCTGATTGTGAAGGTCTTATCACAGTTCATTTCAAAGCCACTACACCAGCAAGGTATTGGAGAATTAGACCCCTAGAATTTAATGGTGGAGATAATGATTATTGGTCAGTGAGAGCCTTACAAATGTCTGAATATGAGAAAACAAATGTTACGAACATACAAGATAAAGTATTTTTAGAAAATCGTGACAGAAGTTACTCAAAAGAATCAGTACGAACCAAGGCATCCTATACACCTGTAGAGTATTCCGCCTTTCTTTCCAAAATGGGGTTCAATTCTCCATTTAATCCTGAACAATTTATGTTTGAATTTTCGTTTAGACAGGTTATTCGATCATTAGGAAGACCTTTAGTGATTGGTGATGTCCTTGAATTACCAAGTGAAATTTATTATGATACTTCTTTAAGAGGAAAGAAAAAGTATCTTGAAATCACGAATGTTGCTTGGGCGACAACAGGATTTTCACCACAATGGATTCCAACAATGTTGCGGGTAATTGCTGAACCTGCCATGGCTTCAAGAGAAACCCAAGACATATTTGGTAAATTGACAGAAGACTATGATGAAACCGGAAAGTCGGATATTAATGATGGTGATAGGGCTAATAAAAATTATCAAGATATGCATGATGTAGATGATACAATTGCTTCTGAAGCCAATACTCAAGTTCCTCAAAGGGGTCAAGATTATGCAAATAAACCTAAACTGTCTGAAGAATTGCGAGAGTGGGTTGAAAAGAACCTAGATGATTACAATCCTGATCGTTTGGACCGCTTGAGACATTTGTGGGGTGTTGATGGTCTCCCCCCTAATGGAGAAGATTATACAGAAGGAGATGAATTTCCACCTAATCCTGAAGATGGTGACTGGCATAGATTAACATATAATAATGTTGATCGCAATCTTTCACCAAATTTGTATAAATTTTCTAAAGCTAAAAATCGTTGGATGTATATGGAAACTGATTTAAGATATCAATTCACTGAAACAAAACCAACATTAACAGATTTTATAAATCCTGCGGGTGATGGTAAAGATTTTCGTTTGGATGTTGATGGTTTTGATGATAAGTTTAGTGGTAATGACAGTGATGAGGAGTAAATTCAATTACATTATTGATATATATTGATCAATCCAGTATAATCTTGCGGTAACTAACTGCGGATTTAAGGAATAATCTTTGAATACAAAGAAACAAAAGAGAATAATTAATAATTTACTTAACTCTCCCGATCTGTTGTCTCAAAGTATTGATATTATTAAACCATCATACTTTGATCCAGAATATATACCTCACGTTAAGTTTTTGATTGAATATCATCTCAAGCATAATTCTAATCCTAATGTAGATTTGATGAATGCGGAGGTTGATACAGATGATCCATATGAATCATATAAAATTCTTACAGATGAACAAGAACACACCGCTGAAGAATTAGAAGCATTTTGTAAACAATCTGCTATGGTTGATGCTATAACAGACAGTTATAGTTTAATTCAAGATAATGAATTTGGTGAGGTTTATAAAAAAGTTTCTGAAGCTTTAAACGTAAGCCTTAAAAAAGATTTGGGTCTTGATATGTTTAATGACCCTGAAAATAAATTAAAAGAGCTATTAGAAGAAACTGAAAATATATCAACTGGCATACGATTGTTGGATGAATATACTGGCGGTGGTCCGGGTAGAAAACAGATGGGTATTTTATCAGCTAATTCTGGTGGCGGTAAATCAGTTGGTTTATCTAATCTCGCTAATAACTATGTATTACAAGGTTATGATGTAGCTTATATTTCTCTTGAATTGCCACCCGAAATGATTTTTTTACGACAAGCGTATATTATGACTTCTTTTTCTCACCGAGTCTGGAAGAGTAAAATACCTGAAATAGCTGGAAAAATTAAAGAATTTGGAAATCTTGGAGTGGGTAATTTTAGAATCACTAGAATGCCAATTGGTTCAAATGCCAATGCTATTAGAGCATATTTAAAACATTATGAGATACAATATGGTAAGGCACCAGATGTTTTAGTTGTCGATTATCTTGATTTAATGTCACCTATTGGAGGAACAAAAAATAAATCATTATCTGAGCAAGATCGAGAAAAGTCACAAGAAATGTATGAAATTTTGAATAATTATGACATGCTTGGATGGTCAGCATCTCAACAAAACCGAGATGCTCTTAAAACAAATAACCCAGATCAGTCAATAATTGCAGGTGGTATATCAAAAGTTGATATTTGTGATTATTGGATTAGTATGTACATGAATAGTGATATGCGTTTGGAAGGTGACATGATGATTTATATGCTTAAAACTCGATATTCAGACGCGCATGGCAAACAAGGATTATTACATTTTGATGATGCCAGCCTTAAAATATCAGATCATGAAAATCCTGAAAAAGAAGAAGATTTAATTAGACGTATAGAAAAAAATAAAAATAATAAGAAAAATACAAAAGAACAAGAAGTCATTGAGTCTCTAATTGATGCTGGAGAAATAGACTTGCCGGGGGCCAACGGAGAGCAGATCGAAAACAAATCTATAAATAGCCGACTAGATAAGTTGAAAGCTGAAGCAGTTGACTTTTCTGATGAAAATAATGACGAGAAACCGGAAAACGCAAATGAACTGCTTGAATTATTTGACTACACCAATTTTAATCAAATTAAGGATAGTTAAAATATGAGTATAAAAGTTGAAAAAACACACTTTCTTACAATTGATGGAAAACAAGTATTAGTTTCTTCTTTACCTGATAGTATTAAAGATCAGGTAAAAGTATTTGATGAATTGCGCCAAGACTTAATGGATCAGACATATAAGTTAAATGTATATCAATTAGCTACAGAACAAAAGAAGTTACAATTAGAACAATTATTAAAAGAATATATAGAATCAGAACAGAAAGACAAAGAATCAGAAAAAAGTATTTCTGAAACCTGATTTTGACAACTCCCCCCGCTAAAGCGAAGGGGGTCTTTGCGTTTTTGATAAATACTTTAACTTAATGGATAATTTTATGACAGATGAAGAAGACACCAAAGGTCAAACTGACGTAGAAATTAAAAAAAGTGCTCACGCTCTAGAAGAATGGCTTGATATTGAAGAAGGTACCACAGAACAAGAAAAGGTTAAATATAATTTTCCTACTAAACAATCAGAGCATTATGATCCAAAAGATCGAGAAATTGAACGTCAGGCACATGAAGTTTTTGAAGAAGCCATGAGCGGTTATAAAAGTCTTGATCAAATTATTGAGAACATGGAACCCAAATACCGTGCTAGAATGGCAGAAGTTGCTTTACAATATTTAAAAACTGCATTAGATGCTACAGATCATAAAAGTAAACAAAAAGAATCTATTGAAAAATTGTCTATACAAAAAGAAAAAGTTCAAAAAACAAGTAGTAGTGGAAATAATACAACAGTTTATGTTGGCGACAGAAACGATATATTGAAACAAATACGAAGGGCACAAGATTCAGAAGAAGGTGTTATCGATGTAACACCTGAAAACGAGGAAGAAGGTGAAGATCAGAAAAAGGAATCTTCTGACGAGAATGAAAATGATTGATCCCGTAACCAGAAAACATAAAATCATTAATTCTATTAAAAATGGTGTAAATGCCATAAGAAATAATAAAACCATTGATGTGGATGAAGAATTACAAGATTATAAAGATAGTATTATTAATGTTTGTCAACATTTATGCAAAGACGATAACTTTTTTTGCGAAAGAATAGCAAATACTAATAATATAGTTTTACGGTCCATAGATGGCTGTGTTGGAAAGAGTTATAATGTAATTTCTACTGATACTGTGACTTTTTCAGGAACTATTGGCGTAAAAGAAGTTGAATATGATGCAGGAGTAGAAAAACATTTAAGTTATTTTAGACTTTTTACAGATCAACAATCTGAGCCACTTCTTAAAAATAAATTAAGAAGTTTATTTAAACAGATGAATGTTATTAATGAAAAGTCAATTATAAATTTATATAAAAATTTCTATGATAATTTAAAAGAGTATTTTGAAACATACCCTTTAGCAATGTATAGCCTCATGACAGGCATTAAAAAAGTATATGCCTTGCCTTCAAACGGAATTATAATAACCCCTAGAGGATATAGTTTTATTAACTTTGATAACTTTAAAAGTATAGACCTTATAAACAGGTCTTCAAATTTTTCATATGAAACATCTAATAAAGTCCCTTGCTTGAAAATTTATTATCAAGGTCATAAACTAATGCACTTAAGAACAAAGATTGATTATAAGAATGAGAAGTTTAGATTGCGGTTTTTCATAGAAACTGGAAAAAACTTCTTTAAAATATTTGAAGAATTCACAGGAGATATAAAAAATGAGTTCTAAACGATTTGAAACAATGACAGAATTTGTATTGAATTATAGAGCCGCTGAAAAAGTTGGCTTAAGTTATGAAGAATTAGCGTGGCTGTTAGAATTAAAGCCTGACACAATAGCACGACGTAAAATATCTGTTAAGCATTGGTTGGGCTTGGAATTACCGTCATTGAAACAAATAAGGTCCACACTCAAGGGTCAACTTCCCATTGAACCGGATGCTTCCACAGTTGAAAGATTCATGGATGCCAAAGAAAGGATTGAACATACCATGAATAAATCTAAAGATCATAACCCAAGAACTGAAAAGAAAAGATTCGTAATAACATCAGCCCAAAATGCAACACCAGTTCATGAAAAATTTCTACAAGCACTCAAGGTTTATTGTGAGCATAATGACGCAGAATTAATGGTTATTCCATATCGTTATCGTAATCCTACTTCTATATGGACTGCGGCAGATAAAGATCAGGAATGGTGGCATAAAAGTCTAAAACCATATTTGGTTGATAAACAAGTTCAACTTAATGAAAATATAAGAGTTTTGGGACATATTAAAATTGTTCCCACTGCGGTTCATCCACTTTCTGGATTTGATTCTTATACTGGAGAAGCATCTGGTATATTTGGCCATCCTAGCATAGAACTGAAAACTGTTCCAACACCTGCAAAAGCATTACCTAAATTATTGACCACTACAGGCTCTGTAACAATACCTAATTTTACAGATACTAAACTTGGTCATAAAGGTGAGTTTAATTTTTCATTGGCAGCTTGTGTAGTAGAAATTGAAGGTGATTGTTTTTACCAAAGGCACATTCATGGCGATGATGAGACGGGTGAATTTTATGATTTAACTGATTTATATACTGCGAATGGTGTAGAAAGTGGCCATGCTATTGAAGCACTGATTGCTGGTGATATTCATGCTGAGTTCCACGACCCCGATGTTGAAAGAGCCACCTACACAGACGAGCATTCAATTATGAATGATTTGAAACCGAAATATTGGGTGGCACATGACTTGGAAGATTTTTATCGCAGAAACCATCACCATCGCGGAAATGATATCTTAAAGTTTGCAAAACATCATTTCGGAAGGAATAACGTTGAAGATGGTTTACAAGTTTCAGCAGATTTTATTGATAAACATTCTCGCAAGGGAATGCAAAATATAATTGTTAAATCTAATCATGATGAAGCCCTTGATAGATGGTTGCGTGATTGTGATCCTAAGAATGACCCAGAAAATGCAATATTTTATCATTACATGAAATATCATCAATACAAAAACGTGAGGAAAACTGATACTGGATTTGATACAATCGATCCGTTTGAGTTTTGGTGTAGAAATCCAGAGTCTAGAGAAGGGTTACGTAATTTAGATAACACTACGTTTCTTAACAGAGATGATCATTTTTCCATTAAAGATATAGAAATTAGTTATCATGGCGACGTTGGACCAAATGGTGGCAGGGGAAGCATTAAGTCATTATCCAAAATAGGACCAAAGCTTATTATCGGGCATTCTCATTGCCTAACAGATAATCATTCAGTGTTGGTATTGAATAAAGGTTGGCAAAACATTAAAGACGTTGAGGAAGGGGATTTTGTATTATCTTACAATAAAGAAGATTATAATGAATACGTAAGAGTTGAAAAAAATTACCACTTTAAACATACAGGAAAACTCTTGACTATAGGTAACTCTAGATGGAAACAAGAAGTTACTGACTATCATAATTTATACCTAAAAGATCACACATATACTAGCGTTTCTAACGCGATTGTTACAAGATGTTCAGGAGAAGTTCCTCTTTCTTCTAAAGGGTTCATTGATAAAAATAAAGAATATCATGAGCAGTTACGAGATGATGATATAAAACGAATTGTAGCATTGTGTGCAGATGGCTCTATTCAAGAGGGTAAATGGATAAGGTTCCAATTAAAGAAAACCCGCAAAATAGAAAGGTTAAAAAAATTATTTGGGGATGATTTAGGAGAGCCAAATAACACAATAAACGGTTATTATAAAGTATCTTTAAAAACTGGTTCAACCACATATAATTTACTTAGAAAATATGTTAATTTTTCGGATAAAAGAATACCCGATATATTTAAAGAATTGCCGCCAAGGCAAAAAGAGTTGTTTTTAGAAGAATTACAATATTGGGATGGTACATTTTCTCCTGATAAAAATAGCAATCAATTCTCGACTGCGAAAGAATGTGAAGCTAATATTGTGTCTGCAATAGTAACCGAATTAGGTTATAGAAATACATGCAAATTAAGGTATAAAAAATCTACTTATGGCGGAATATTTCACATATCTTGGTGTAGTGATAGAGATCATATCTTTTCTTCCAACAAGACAAATAATGATAAAAATAGAATAAATTCTTGGAACGTTAAAACTGAAGATGTAGAAGAAAAGGATGTATATTGCTTGGAAAATGAAAATAGTAATTTTTGGGTTCGACACGATCCATCGGGAACTACTTCTTTAACCGGAAACTCTCCGGGCATTTTTCAAGGGGTCTATCAAGTTGGAATAAGTGCTAGACTTAATCTTGAGTATGCTAGCGGTCCTAGCAGTTGGATGAACACTCATTGTATTATATATCCTGACGGACATAGAACCCTGATACATATAATTAAAGGAAAATGGAGATTGATAGATGAGCAATAAAAAAGAATACGGGAATAATATATTCACAGTTGAAGCATTAGTACAACATTTAAAAGAAAATTTTACTGAAATAGATGGTAAATGGGTTCCAGCTAGACCATATCGCTGCGATAGTTTATGGACAAGTTAGCTTCACGACAAATCGGCACTAGTACTGTAACCCTAGCTTATATATTATGGTATTCCATTTTTCACTCATATTCCAATATAATGCTGTGCGCAAATAAGTTAGAAATTGCAACAGATAATATACAAATATTACAACATGCATATGACAAATTACCACATTTTCTAAAACCAAAAGTTATTGCATTTAATAAAAATAGTATTGAATTCGATAACGGTACTAAAATATTCACGAGTACCGTGAATGGCAACGCTGGAAGGGGTATTATATAAGAATATAATTATTATATACAAATATATTTTTATATATGTAAATATTATAAATAGAAGAAACTAAAAAGTCAACCCCTATGAAACTTTCACAATGGGCAAAGAAAAATAGTATTACATATCAGTCAGCACACCGCCTGTTTAAACAAAATAAAGTTCCAAATGCCAGACAGCTACCAAGCGGTACCATTGTAGTAGATGAGCCAGAAATTAAAGAAAAGCCAGAACACAATGTTGTCTATGCAAGGGTGAGTTCATCTGAAAATAAAAACAACCTAGATTCTCAAGCTAAACGTATAAGTGAATTTTGCGCGGCCAGAGGTTGGGAAGTACATGAAATCATAAAAGAAACTGCATCAGGTCTAAATGACAAGAGACCTAAATTACAAAAAATATTGTCAGATAAAAAGGCAACTAGAATAATTATAGAGCATAAAGATCGATTAACTCGTTTCGGGTTTGCTTACATAGACACTCTATTTGATGGAGAAATTGTAGTTATAAATCATGTAAATGAAGATGAATCTGATCTAATGCAAGATTTTGTTTCTTTGGTAACATCATTTTGCACCCGATTATACGGGAAAAGAAGAAGCAAAAGAAAAACCGAAAAATTAATTAAAGAGATGAAAAATGATTAGATCAACAACGTCATCAATCAAATTTTCTAACAAAGAAAAACAAAATCAATTACATCTAATGGTCGATGAATACCGAAGTGTCATGAAACAAATTATCGATTTGATTTGGGAAGAAAATGATATTCCAAAATTACTCCCCAAAGAAATCACTTCTCAAGTCAACACATGGTTATCTGCTCGAATGATTCAATGCGCTGCAAAACAAGCAAGTAGCGTGGTTCGCGGAACAAAACAGAAGCAAAGGCAACGAAAGTTCATGATCGATCAATTGAAATCAGAAGGAGATCATCATAGGGCATTGAAATTACAGAAGATTTATGATAAAACCAAAACTACAAAACCAAATATTAATCATGTTTGTCCTGAATTAGATTCTCGTTTTGTTAAAATTGATTTAGAAAATGAGACCAGTTTTGATGGATGGATCACATTTAGTTCCATCGGAAACAAAATGAAAATCCAAATTCCGTTCAAAAAGAGCAAACATTTTAATCGGTTACTTAAAAAGGGAGAAATAAAATCTGGAATTCGATTGAGCAAGAAGCAAATGACTTTCATGTTTGATTTGCCAGAAGTTGAAACAAAAACAAGTGGAGTCACTTTAGGAATTGATATTGGATTAAACAAAGCTGTTTCCTGTTCCAATGGTTTTCAAAGCTCTCAATGCAATCACGGACATGATTTAAAATCAATCACTGAAAAACTGTCAAGAAAGAAGAAAGGAAGTAAAAACTTTAAAAAAGCCCAAGAACACAGAAAAAATTATATCAACTGGACTATCAATCAATTGAATCTTGATTCCGTGAAAGAATTGAAATTGGAAAAAATACAGCACTTAAGAAAAAGAAAGAAAACAAACCGCATGTTAAGTCACTGGACTTACACTGCATTGTATGACAAACTGGAATCGAAATGTGAAGAACAAGGTGTCCTTGTTCGACATGTTTCGCCTAGTTACACAAGTCAGCAGTGCAGTGAATGCGGATGGACTGATTCTTCTAATAGAAATGGTGATAAGTTCAAATGCACGAATTGTGCATTTGAACATGATGCAGATTTAAATGCATCTATCAATATTTCTAGGAAGGAAACATTAAATGAAAGGCACCTGTAGTTCCTTTCGTCCAAAAAACTGATTATTGACAAATGATAGATTTGAATATATAATTAGTAACTATGGTGGAGAGTTTGTTGAACAAATGGATGAAAAACCTAACAAAGGGTTTAGTGAAGAAGATGTTTACATTATAAAAGTTGATTATAAAAACTTACATCCGTCAAAAGAAAGAGAATATAGAGAACATGTGTGTAATATTTTTAAAGAAGCATACCCAGATAAACACTTTATAGTAATTGGTAAAAATGTTGAAATTACTCAACTTTAGTTTTCGCTCAAATATCATAAATTATTTTAAAAAATAAATATTTCTTGAAATATAGAGATATGGAATGAGCAGAAGACGCAATCCACGCCTTAAAAAGGCTCATAAAGAAATAGAGTATAGTCAAAAAGATGTACAGGAATTGATGAAGTGTGCCAGAGACCCTAAACACTTTATTAAAAACTATATAAAAATCAAGCACCCTAAAAAGGGTAAGATTAAATTTAATCTCTATGATTATCAAGAAGACATGATTGATTTATATGATCAAAATCGTTTTTCAATCGTTATGTCTGCTCGCCAAACTGGTAAAACTGAAACGATTTGTGCTTATCTCTTATGGTATGCAATTTTTAATGAAGATGTTACTGTTATGGTCGTTTCTAACAAAAGTGATAATGCTAAAGAAATTATTGGTAAAATACAATATGCTTATGAAGAATTACCAGATTGGTTGAAGCCCGGTATTGATGAAGATTCATGGAATAAACATGAATGTAAATTTGATAACTCTTCTCGAATTATAGCAACAACAACATCTGCTGATTCTGGGCGCGGTTATGCAATATCACTATTGTATTGTGATGAGTACGCCTTTGTAAAATCCAATGTGCAGGAAGAGTTTTGGACTTCAATTTTGCCGACTATTTCATGTTTACGGGGTGACACGATTTTATTTACGCAGAATGGTTTAAAAACTATTGAATCATTGTGCAAAAATAAAAAAGATGGGGAGTATTTTGAATACAACAATTTATACACGTGGGGATTAGAAGGGAGAGAAAAGGTTTCTCATGGCTATGTTAGCCCCGCTTCAAATACTAAAAAAATAAAGAATAAACTAGGAATGGAAGTTGAGGCTACACTAGATCATAAATTTTGGGTGGCCGGAAAAGAAGCACCGTATATGAAGAAAACATCTGAATTAACATTGAACGACTATATCAAAGTTGATAGCGATATGAATATGTGGGGAAATAAATCATTAGATGATGATTTAGCTTATATGTTGGGTGGGTATATAGCTGAAGGATGGTCATGCAAACGCGGTGAGTATATTTATGGGATTACAATTTCTAATACGGATGATGAGTTTAGAAATGTATTTTTAAATTCAAAATTTATTAGACGATTTTCATTAAAAAGAAAAAATGAACCACATAAACTAGATTGTTTTTCGAGAGAACTTGTAGAAAATTATGAGAATTTGGGCGTAGATTTAAAAGCTAAATGTTATGATAAAAAAACGCCATCATATATAATGGAATCTGATAAAAATACAGTTTGTAATTATTTGGCTGGTTTGTTTGATGGTGATGGAGCAGTTACAGATCGATCCATAAACTTAACCAGCACTAGTAAACGTTTAATAAAAGAAACACAGTTACTACTCTTGAATATGGGTTTAATAAGTAGAGTCTATACTAAAAACAGTTTGGATATTAAGCCACGTATTATAGCAAATAATAAAAATTTAACAAAAAAATATAAAAATGTATATTCTTTAAATATACCTCTGTCCCAATATTATAAGTTTAAAAAGTTAATACCTATTAAAATAAAAAGAAAAATAGAAAAACTGAATGAAATAATAGAAATAAGAAGACAGGATGATTTTAAACAATTCACAATACCGGCAAAAATAGTAGAACCAACAATTAAAGAGATTGTTAAGCTTAGTGGATTAAATGGAAATATATTAAGAAAAAAATATAATCTTAGATTGGATAAGGTAGTTGATAAAAATCCGAATCGAGTGATTACTCATACATGGCTTGTTAAATTGTCGGAGATTATAAAAATAGAAAATCATGAAATATGGAAAAAATATGAAAAATTTTGGAAAGGATACTTGGACGGAGGATTATGGGTTCAGATAACAGAACTCAAGAATTCTTTTCAACAACGTACATATGACTTGACTGTTCCCACTTCTCATTCATTTTTACAGTCTGGGTTTATGGGTTCAAATACCGGAGGGTCATGTATCATATCCTCGACCCCAAACGGTAACTCTAATTTATTTGCTGAACTATGGAGAGGTGCAGTTAATGGAATAAATGATTTTAAAGCGATGCACGTTCCATGGTATGCTCCACCGGAAAGAGATGAAGAATTTAAAAAACAACAAATCGGGGCACTTGGGAAAAGACGTTGGCTACAAGAGTTCGAGTGTCAATTTCTGTCATCTGATATAACATTAATTGATAGTTTTATTTTGAATCAAATAGAAAATGAAATGGATAAAGAATTTGGAGAAGAACCACCTATAGCATTTACAATAGGCGATTTAGAGTTTTTCAAAAAGATTAATAAATCTCTTGCTTATATTGTTTCGGTTGATGTTGCTAGTGGTAACGGCAATGATTATTCAGTAATTGAAGTTACGGAGTTTCCCACACTAGAGCAAGTTCTGGAATTTAGATCAAATAATACGAATGAAAAATTTTTGTACTCTAGGTTGAAGAATATATTATTGTTTTTACAACAAAATTCATCTGAAGTTTATTTTTCAGTTGAAAATAATGGATTAGGTGCCAGTATACTTGCATTATATGAATATGATGAAAAACCCCCTGAAACTGCAATGCTCATTTCTGACAGTAATAGTAAACGTTTGGGAATTTCAATGTCAGAAACCACTAAACGTGGTGCATGTATGAAATTGAAGCATATGATTGAGAATAGAACTTATAAATTTTACTCTAAAGTATTGCTCCGAGAATTCAAGGGATATACTAGACAAGGTTCTACATATAAAGCTGAAACAGGCTCAACAGATGATTGTATTGCGGCTTTATTAATACTTATGCGTATTTTACAAGAATTAGCAGATCACAATCCATATGCATATGATCAAATTTATAATGTTCAGGGACAAGATAATCAACAAAATGAGTGGGATGAAGAATTTACAGATGATCCTAAAAATATAGATGATATGGCAATGCCTATTATTATCGCGTAGTGTCTTTATTTCTGATAAATAAAAGAGATTAGATAAAACATAATTTTTTAATGCAAATTAACGAAGTATTAACACTTTTTGAAAGATCATTATCATCATTAATATCACTTACTAATAAATCATTTGGTGATGATCGAGAACAGGATTCACAAAAAGTACAAGTCAATAATATACAATACATTCCAATGGTCGAACAGGGAATGCTTCAAGTTAAAGCTGATACATTCAGTGAAAGTGGATCTAAATATCAAACCGTTATTGTTTTTGATAATTTAGAATATATAAGTGAAGAAAGATATCAAGAAATGCAAGAAACTGGCGAAAATGCTTTTGAGCTTACTTCATCGGATGGAACAGCCTTTTATGTACAAAAATCTGAAAATGTTGATGTAAAAGTTCGTTGTACTTGTGAGGATTTCAGATGGCGTTTTGCACCGTATAATTATTCTGATAATAGTTTATATGGAGAGCCGCCTGAAGCCTATGCGAAGAAAACTGATAGACCATCTGTTAATCCCAACAATACGCCGGGAGTCTGCAAACATATTATGAAATTAAAGAATGAATTAGAAAGAGAAGAATTTTTTAGATCATTGTTGAATTAAACATGTCAAGATTCTACAATATCTAAAAATGATGACACATGGGGTGTCATAAATTAGCACTGAACGCAGAATGCAACAAGAGCTAAATTAGAATGCTATTAGAACAAAAGGAGAACGTAAAATGGCAACACAAAAAATGAGTATGGCTGAAATAAGAAAATTAGCTAAAAAACAATCTTCGGGCAGAAAAAGCAGTAATTTTAAAAATTCTGATATTTACCCTTTTTGGCAAATGAATGAAGAAGAAGAAGCAGTTATCAGAATTTTGCCCAACAAAACTGAAGAGAACCATCCAATACCTATGATTGAAAAAAAGCAACATAGGTTAGCAATAGATGGAAAAGACCGTAATGTAGTTTGTCCGCAAACTTTCGGAAATCAATGTCCAATTTGTGATCTTTCACAAGAATATTACAGAAGCGAAGGTAAAGATTCTAAAAATGGCAAGTACTATTGGCGCGATTTGAAGCACATATGTCGAGCCGTCGTAATTAAAGACCCCCTCCCACCTGATTCTGAAACAGGTGAAACCTTCGAAAATAAAGTTGTAACTTTGCAATTAGGTTTTCAATTACATAAAAAAATTGAAGCACAATTGGCTGATTTCTTTGATGACGATGATCCGCTTCCATGGGATTTGGAAAATGGTTTCAATTTTAAAATCAAAAAAACAATGCAAGGCGGTCGTGGTAAATATGATCTAGCTTCTACCTTTGAGCGTAAACCTTCTGAAATTCCGACAGAAGCTCTCGAGAATATTGAACTTAAAGAACTAGAAGAGTTTTTGCCACCTGAAGTCACTTACGAAGAAACAGATGAACTTCTACAGAAACACCTAAACGGTGGTGTTGGCGCTGAAGATTCTTTAGAAAATAAGAGGTCAAGCTCAGAATCTTCTTCTAAAAGAAGGGAAATTTTGAATCGATTAGGCGGCAATGATGACGATGATGAGGAAAATGAAGAAGAACTTGATGAAGAAATGAAGAACATTGTTGAAGATGTCCAAGAGGAATCAATGAATGATGAAAATAATTCTTCTCATGAATCTGATTCACCTATTGATGACGATGATGATGATGATGATGATGATGAGGATAGTGAACTTGCAGCCATCATCGCTCGTCGAAGAAAAAGTAAGTAATCAACATGAGTATGTTGACTAACTTATGGAAAGCCTATATCCTAGTTGGTATAGGCTTTTCTTTATACTAGTATTAAGATATAAGGAGAAAAAATTATGAATAAAGCAGTAGAAGCTTTTAAAAAGAAAAGGGAAAAAATATCTGGTGTTACCAGCAATTCTCAACCACCCCAAGATTGGTTGAACACAGGCTCTTACACCATGAATAAAATTTTATCAGGTTCATATGATAAAGGATTCGCAATGAGTCGAATGTCTATGGTAACAGGGCCATCAGATGCTGGTAAGAGTTTTATTGCAATGAACGCTGCTTTAGAGGCTCAAAAAAGAGGCTATGGTGTTTTCATTGTAGATAGTGAACATGCTTTGGATAATAACTATTTTTCAAATGTTGGTATAGATGTGGATAATGAATTATTCATATATAACGATGTTGACTCTTTGGAGTCTGCCAAAAAGCTAATTTCAGAGTTTACAACAACTGTTAGAGATAATCAAAAAGATTTACCACCGTTTGTAATAATAATTGATAGTTTAGATCAGTTAAAGACTAAATCACACATTGAGAAAGCTGAAAAAGGTGAAGTACATAATGATCAGGGTCAACATGCTAAACAGTTAAAACAGTTTGGCTTTGATGTAGCACATGACATTAAAGATATTAACGTTTTTGGAATTGCAACGAAACAACCATACGTCAACCAAGACCCAATTATGTCTAAGGTGAAACCTTACATCATTACCGAATCAATGCGTTTTCCATTTAGTCAAATACTACTTGTATGGAATAGGCGTGTAAAAGATAAAAAAACAAGAAGTGTTGAAGGAATTGAACTTACTGCTGTAGCAGAAAAAACTAGATTTTGTAAACCTTATCAATCTTGTCGTGTAACTGTTCCATATGAAACAGGTATTGATAAGTATAGTGGAATATTAGAAGCTGCGGAAGAATTGGGTATACTGGAAAAAAGTGGAGCATGGTATAGTTATAATGGAAATAAGTTTCAAAAGAGTAGTATGGATGAAAAACTTTTACATGAAATTTATGAGAATTTAGTAAAACTTGATGAAGAAAATTCTACCGTTTTAAACTATCTAGAAGACTCTGAAGAAAATGAGGGAGATTAATGTCATACGATATTAAAAAGTTACTTAAGGAACGTGAAAAAAATTATATTAAAAAATCTGAAGAGATTATCATGGGTTTTCTCCAACCACTTAAGAAAGCTATTGAAAATGTGATATATGACGGAGAAGATATTCAATTGGTTATTAAAGGCGTGGAGCCTATTACAAAAAACTTAGATTATATTAGCTTAACTTTAGCAACTGCTTCTTATAGTATAGGGGATATCGTTCCAGTAAGAGATGATCCTGAATCTGATTCTTTTCAAAGAACAGTTGAAATAGATGAAGAAAACTTCTGGTCGTTTTCTGACACCCTCAACATTAATGCTCCAATTGTTATTTTAGAAACAAAAGATGAAGATACCATTACAGAATTTTTACGAGAAATATACCATAATGATGTACCAATTCCAGATGATGAGGAAACCCCCCAAACAGTAGAAGATTTATTAAAATTGAGCAAAAATAAAGAAAAAACAAAATCTGAATTCGAAGACTTTGATGAATATAAAAATATGGACGATGCCCAAAGAAAAATATTTGAACTATATAATAGTAACAATAGCGAGCATTAAATTATGTCATCTAAGAATCTTAAAAATTTAAGAAAAGATTTTGAACATGCATTGACGGCGATTAAAGAATATGAGAAAAAATTAAAAGGTTGGCAAAGTGCTGTTAAACTCGATAAAAAAAATATTGAGATGGCTAGTATTGAACAATCATCTTACTTGGCCTATTATGATGAAATAAAAGTAGAATTAAAAATTATTATGGATTATTTTGATCATTTGTTGAAAAAGCAAAAGGCTGAAGATATGAAAGCATTAATGGAAAATGCTAAGAGAAGCATGTCTGATAGAATGATTGAAAAACTGGCAGAAGAAAGTAGAGATTATAATGATATTTACATGATATATCTTGAAATAAAAGAACTTTATATGATGGCCTGTTCAATTGTCGATCAGTTTCAACAAAGGGGTTATGCGCTTAATAATATCATAAAAATACGTGAAAAAGAATTAGAAGGGGTTACTTTACATTTAGATGAGTAAGAAAGTAGCAACTATTATCATTGAAGATTATGTTAATGTGACGGTAGCAGGTATTACACCGGTTGATACTTCCACGCTAGTGAAAAATTATGCAGTTTACACTGACAATTACTTTTTCTCACCCGAATATCAATTGGGTCGCTGGGATGGTAAATTTAAATTTTTTACAAATGGAAACAGAACGTATGGTATAATAATATTAGAAGTTGTAGAAGACCTCAAAGCAATGGGCTATAAAATAAAAATTGATAATAGGAGACGCAATTTTAATATTCAATTTAAAGATAATGAAAAGCCTACCGTTGATTATTTTAAAAATTATGGTTGGGAATTGGCACCCCATCAGCTTAAAGCTATTTTATCGGTTTTGGATACATTAGATGGTATAATAAAAGTTGGTACTGGTGGTGGCAAAACTCTTATAACAGCAGTATTAGCAGATTTGTTTTTAAATAAAAATCTTAAAACTATAATCATAGTTCCCAATAAAGATTTAATTGACCAGACAAAAAAAGCAATTGCTGAATTTGGAATAGACGTAGGGGCATATTACGCTGATGAAAAAACGGCTGATCGCCCTGTTGTAGTATCAACTTGGCAATCATTAGCTAAAAATAAAAAACTCATTACATCTTTTGATGCTTTTATGGTAGATGAGTGTCATGGTTCTCAGGCTAATACTTTATTTAATATATTATCCAAAGAAGGCTCTAATGTACCAATCAGAATAGGACTCACTGGAACTTTACCAGAAGGTGAATGCAGTTTATTAAAAACACATGCTGTTATTGGGCCAGTTAGGGCAAAAGTTAAATCAAATTATCTTATTAAAGAGGGTTGGTTAGCAAAACCAAATCTCTTTATGGTTCGTTATATGGAAGATTTCCATGAAGAATATGAAGAATATAAGAAGCACGCGGTCGAAGAATCAGATAAGAATATATCTTATAATGAATTTAAACAGCATAAATTATTTCCTGAATTTCAAAATGAAAAAACATATTTAACATCAAATGAAGATCGTTTGGAAAACATTGCCAGTATAATTGATAGTGTAACAGAGGAATATGGTAATACATTTGTTTTAGTTAATACAATAAAGTTTGGAAAAAAATTGGTTAAAATTCTTTCCGGTGACGCTTTTTTTATTGATTCAAATATTAAAGATCGAAAACCTATATATGAAGAATTTGGGAATAAGAATTCTTTAAAGGGCGTTGCTACATACAGCCTTGCTAGTACTGGTCTTGATATTCCACGAATTTTCAACTTAATTCTAATAGATGGAGGAAAGTCTTCTATAAAAGTGGTACAATCTATAGGCAGAGGTTTGCGTAAAGCAAAGGATAAAGATTCTGTTAATGTATTTGATATTCATTCTAATACAAAATTTTCAATGAGACATGCAGGAAGAAGAAAAAAAATATACAAGAACGAGAAGTTCCCCTTTGAAGAAATAAAATTATATGACTATCAAAATAATCAAGAAAACGCTGTACAAAAATGTCTCAAGAAAGTAAAATTAGTAAATTCAGAAAATGTGAAAAAAAATTTAAAAGAGGGTGTGTTTGAAAAATGATGTTTTTGGATGAAAATAATGTACCGATTGTGTTGGAAAGCATTGACATACCAACAGTATCAGAATATTTTTGGTCTTTTTCTTTGAAAGAAAAAGATTTTATGTTAAATGAAATTATAACATTTGAAGAAATGGAAGTTTCATCATTGTTAGTGACAATAATGGGGTATGTCATTGAACTTCCTACTAATTGGAACATACTCATTTATTCACCGGAAACTTCACAATTAGATATATTAGAAATTCATGAATTGACTAAAGGAAATTTTCATGCAGTAGTTTATAATCATAAGGATGATTTTGTAGAATCTGGTGCAGGCTTAGTAAAAGTAATAGACTATTATCCTGTTTCTAAAATCAGAACACCATCGTTACATAAGAGTACGATGTTGTGTCATCCAGTTGGACCCATTCATTGGGTGTGCGTTTCACCTACAGATAACTTTAATAAATATCTCAAAGATTCTGTAATAGGAGATTTGTATATTTGAGAAATTTCCTAAAAAACTTACCCTTTAAAAAGGAGTATATATGAGTAAGAAAAAGAAAAAGTTCACTGTTCCCGAATTCAAAACATGGTTAGAAGGAATAATGCAATTTCAAGATGATGACTGGTCTCCTACAAGAGAACAGTGGGATGAAATATATGACAAAATAATGAATTTAAAAGAACCAGTTAATAAAGAAAAAGTAGGTTTAAATGAACCGACTTTAGATGAAATCAATGATATTGTTTACAATAATTTAATAGAATTAAAAAATTCTATGAACAATCAACCAATTAATCATGGCGTCAACTCTCCACAGGGGATGGATCAAAATTTCCCCCAGAGTCCACCACAATTTAATCCACCACCAGCAGAAGGTAATGAATTAGCAAATAAATCTTTATCTGAAATTCGACAAGAAGCAGAACAAAGACAAAACTCTGTAGGAAATCATAAATTACCAGATCATGATGACGCAAGTTTGCCAAATGATTTTGTTTAACAACTATATAATTGAAATTATAGATGAATAAGAGTATATTTTACGAAAAGTTAATAGATCGAGACTTGTGGGTTGACGGAACTGAAACCCTAAACATTGATGCAATGACTGATAAAATATTAGCTGATGATAAGTATTTTTTAGAAAACGCTTATATATCTGAAGACAGTTTTAAGGAAGTTAAAAATTTTATAGATATGTCTGGTATAAGAATTTCTAAGAGTCCTATATTTAAAACCAAGGACAGCATACCTGACCTCGATACATCTTTCAATATACCACATGATTATCTTAATATGGATATTGAAAAAAAATTAATAAAAGCTTTTAAAAATCGTCATGATGTTAAAAGCATGGATATAGATGAAAAAAATGCTAGATTATATCGTTTGGCTGAAGAATTAGATCAATATACAATCATGGGATTGTTTGATGTTTTAAAGTGTGCCATATATATTATAGATAATTTGAAATTAAACAATATTGTATGGGGTCCGGGTAGAGGTAGTGCCTGTTGTTCATATGTTTTATATTTGTTAGAAGTTCATGATATTGATAGTTATTATTATAATTTGTCAATTGACGAATTTTTAAGATGAGTATAAATAACAATGCCCGATTAAGTTAGGAGTAACATAAATGAGTAAACGTATTGGAAAAAGTGCAAAAGGCGAAGAAGTAGATTTTGATCTTCTTGAAACAAAACAAAAAATGCAAGAAAATAAACCTCGTGCAATGGAAGTTAAACAGCGTGAGGATTTTGTACACACTAAAAGGAAAAGTAGAGGAAAACGATCTGTCATGAGACGTTTAAGAGAAAGAAGAAATGTTGAAAATAAAAACAGGCCACAAAGTAAATCAACTAAAAAGCCTGAAACTGAAAATAAGCAACAAAAAACACCTACGACAGAAAAGAAAAAATCAACAAAGAAAAAAACAAGAAAGATTGTAAAAAATGATAAGGATTGATTTCAATGGAAAACTTTAATTTAATAGAAAATAAAATCGCTTTTCAATTTGTAGAAGAAGTTAGCAACCAAGGTTTTACTGGTAAAAGTGAAGGTGGCATCATTGTCCAGCGAAGTGATGAAAATCAGGTCAATCAACCACGTTGGGCAAAAGCTATTAAATGCGCAGATGCTGTAACTGAGGTTCAAGAAGGTGATTATATTCTTATAGAACCATTAGGTTGGACCAATCAACTTACTGTTGATGAAATAGATGAAGATAGATTTTGGGTAACGACTGAAGACCGTGTTATGGCGGTAAGCGATGAAGAACCAAAAATTCTATAAATAATTAATTGAATCAACAGTTATTTTATTATGACTTTCCTTATTATAATGGTAATAGGCACGTTGATCATTGCAAGTGCAGCAGTGTTTTTCAGCGTGCTAGGCTTAACACAAACATTTTCTGAAACTGCCCTATTTTGGGGAACTTCAATAGAAACAGCTAAACTTGTTCTGGCGTCTTTTTTATATCGTTTTTGGGATCAAATAAATCTCATAGCTAAAATTATTACGATGGCGTTTATTGGTGCCCTAATGACAATAACATCATTAGGCATTTATGGACATATAATTACATCGTATCAAGAAGGCAATCTACAAGTAGAAAATCAAAATATACGTGTAGAAACGGCTCAACAAAAATTAGATAGAATAAAACAAAGAATAGAAAATGTTAATAATCAACTTGAAACAAAACAATCTCGTGTTGATGCCATACAGCAAGATATTGCCAGAGTCCCCGATAATTATGTGACTGTTCGTAGAGAACTCATTCAGGAAAGAAAGCCTGAAATGGATCGTTTAGAAAATGAAATTAATACGCTTTATGAAGATAGAGAAAATCTTTATGATGAGCTTGGCACCCAACAAGAAATAGTTGCAGATTTAAAAATAGAAACCGGAGATATTGAAAATAAAGTTGGTCCTATCATGTTTGTCATAGAACAACTTGGTGGTGCCGGTGAAAGGGCCGTTTTATGGTTTGTTTTATTAATTGTATTAGTATTTGATCCGGTAGCAATCGCATTAACGGTTTATACAAATAAAGTATCATTATCTTTGCGTGATAAAAAATCTGTTAATCAAGAAGAATCAGAATTAAATAATAATTCCCAACCTGAAGATATATCAAGTTCAAACACTAATGAAGAAACTTCTAATGATATGTCTAATGTCATGTCACAAGTTGTTAATCATTTGAAAAAAAATGAAAAAACACTTGAAGATCATGGTAAAGGGCTAGAAGAAATGAAAAAACACTTTGATCGAGAAAGAACAAAAGACGATATGATCAAAGACGCCACCCGCTAAACAATGTCTTGAAAATATACACGCAAGGTTGTATCATTCTTGAATAATTGAACGAGGATGAAATATAAATGCCAAAACAAATCTGGTGGCAAAAATATCGCCCATACAGCCTTGACACGTTTATTTTCCAAAATGACGATCATAGGCGCATAATAGAAAATTGGATAAAAACTAAAAGTATTAATCATATTCTTTTGCACGGTCCTAGAGGAACCGGCAAAACGACTTTGGCTAAAATTTTGATTAATGAACTTGTACCAGAAGAATATCAGAGTTCAGATGTTTTAGAAATAGATGGCTCTCTTCAAGGTGGCATTGATAATATAAGAACAAAATTAATCAATCATATTAGCTCTGTCCCGATGGGTGATATTAAACTCGTGTTTGTAGATGAAGCTGAAAAGCTATCTCCTGACGCTCAAAAAGCACTAAAGGGAACTCTTGAAAAATACTCTGATAATGCTCGGGTAATTTTTACAACAAATCATATAAACAAATTTGATAAACAGTTAAGATCAAGATTTGATGAACTTAAGTTCAGTAAATTGAAAAGAATAAAAATGATGGAATATTGTATTGATATTCTGGACCAAGAAGGTATTGATATCGAAGATAACAACAATATTGATATATTAAAGAACATTGTTGACTTATATTCGGATGATTTAAGGAAAATTATTACAGCTTTATCTAATGCTAAAGACGGTAATAAACTTGTTGAAACTTCAATAGAAGATGAGCAATTGGCGTATAAGCTCGATATACTAGATTTATTAGCTGAAGATAATTGGATAAAAGCCCGTCAAGTTGCTGCTGAGAATTTTACGGATGATGAACTTATAGAAGTTTACCGTTTTCTTTATGATTATCTTGATGAAATTGAAAAGTTTAAAGACAAGAGTATAAAATGGAAAAAAGGAATTGTTGTTATATCAGATTACATGTATCGTCATGCCATACATCCTGATCAAGAAATAAATTTTGCAAGTTGTTTAATTAAACTTTCGGAGATTTAAATGAAACGTTTAACAGAAAAAGATGTAAAAAAAGACCTTGACACGGTTGCAGGTTATAGTCAAAATGATGCTAAACTAGCATGGAGAAGAAAGAAAAAGAAACTCGATGCTCTAATTGAAGAATTAGAGCCAATTCAAAATAAGATTATTGAACTGTATGAAGAGAAGCAGCCGATTATGGATAAAATTGCAGAGTTGCGCCAAACAATGGTTCAGGAATGTGTACATCCAAAAGATTACCTTGTACACAAGGGAACGCACGTAGAATGCAAATTTTGTGATAAAATCATTAAATTAAAAAGATAATGGATTTATTTGAACAGCTTAAAAGAATAGATAATCAGGAAATAAAACTTGCGAATGATCCTGAATTCATGGATTCATTTTCACCATTCATGATAAACAAATGGTATTCTTATACTACGGATGCTAAAAGGGTCTTGTTGGTAAATGAATTATTAAATCCTATGATTTTTGCATTGCATAAAGAACAAAAATTATTATTTTATCTTGCATGTTGTTGCTCTGATGGGACTCAAAAAAGATACTCATGGATTAAAAGACCAAAAAAGTTCAATAAAGATTTGATATCGATGGTATCTGAGTATTATAATATCACTGCTGGAGATGCGGAGCGTGCTTTAGAAGAACTAGAAAAAGAAGACCTTCACGAAATTTTAGAGCAAATGGGTTATGAAGATAAATTAAAAAATAAAATAAAGAAAGCTATATGATTCCAATTTATAATCAATGTAATTTTTGCTCAAAAACATATGTTAATGAGAAAAATCTTAAAAAGCATTTGGAATCTGGTTGTGAATTTAAAAAACGTTATGACAATATAACTAAAACACCCACAGGAATGGGAATGTATAAACTATATTTGTTCTGGTTACGCTCTAACGGACGCAGTGTAAAATATGTTGATGAACATACATTTATACATTCAATACATTATAAAGCTTTTCAAAGGTTTATTGAATTTGCTAAAAAACATTCCATTCCTAGTAAAAAGACTTATATTAAAGTGTGTAATCAATTTAAGTTATCGCCAAGAGATTGGTCAAACTTAAAAACTTATGAAACTTTTATGGAAATTTATGATGAGTATATTCCAGTTAATAAACAAATAGAAATTTCTGTTGATACGATTTATACATTAGCTGAAGGTTTAAACATTGATGTAAGTGAAGTTTTTGATGAATTAGACTCTGATGATGTTTCTAAATTAGTCAAAAGTAGAAAAATATCACCATGGTTTTTTTTGAATAGTGATAAGTTTAAAGATTTTTTAATTAAAAGAGCATCTGCATCTGACAGAGAACACATTCAAAAATATACAAATCCTAAAAAGTGGAATGAAATATTTAAAAAACGTCCAAAGAAAAGAAAATCCATTCTTAATATGATCAAAGAAATGGGACTTTAATATTAACAATGTCCATTCGTTAAAGTAAGAGGTCTTCTTTATTTTTGATAAATAAAAATACTAAATGAATTATAAAAAATGTCTCTTTGTAAAGATGTACCTTTTCAAATAAGAAAAACAAATTCTAATGAAGAAATTATAGAAGTTGACATAAATGAATTAAATACTTCTAGTTTGGATATTGGTCTAGTGGGGGATCGTCGAAAAAACTATGGAGAAACGTTTAATGAAAATTTGTTGTTCATATTAGAAAATTTTGCAGCACCAGAAGATTCTGGTAATGTTGGAAACCCTGATACTACTGCTACAACAAATTCTGTTTTATCAAACCCCACGACCGGACAATTTTGGTATAATAGTACAAGTCATCACATATATTTCTTTGATGGGACAAATTGGAAGCCTTTACAACAAATAGGAGATGTTGCAGGTAATTCTGGAACAATAGCAGATGGTGAACAAATACCTCAGCCTGTTAGTGACATTACAGGTTATGTGTTTCCATATGAAGAATGCAGTTGGGTTGTAGCTCCATCAAATTATGGAGTAGAAATAGATTATATGCGTTGTTATACCGATTCTTCTGCTAATGTAACATTTGAATATCGAGAATCGGGATCATTAACGTATACTTCAGGTATTGTAAACTATCAAATAATTGGCATAAGAGATAATAATAATCTTGGGAATAGAATTACTCCAATGCCACCTACACCTACACCTACACCTACAAGTAGCGTTACACCAACACCTACTCCTACACCTACAAGTACACCAACACCTACTCCTACACCTACAAGTACACCAACACCTACTCCTACACCTACAAGTACACCAACACCTACACCAACGAGTAGTGTGACACCGACGCCATCAATTACACCGACAAGTAGCGTTACACCAACACCATCTAATACACCTGATCCGTCTAATTCACCTACACCATCGGTTAGTGAAAGTGCAACACCTACACCAACACCTACACCATCAAATTCTGAAGTCGTAATACCAACACCTACACCAACTAATACAGCAACTGCTACAGCGGTACCGGCACCATCACCGTCGAATACACCGGCACCATCACCGTCGAATACACCGGCACCATCACCGTCGAATACACCGGCACCATCACCGTCGAATACACCGGCACCATCACCGTCGAATACACCAACACCATCACCGACGTATCCTCCACTTTCGGCTTCTAATGCCACTATAACAGATTCTGATAGCTGCTTTGGACAAGCAGGAAATTCAGTTAATTTTTCATTCTCATGGTCTGTTTCTAGTAGTACTGTCAATGCTAGTGGAGGTTCCGGCAATTATTCAATATCGCCATCTTCTTTCAGTTGGAATACTACACAGATATGTTCCAATACGGGAATTCAAACATATTCGACAGAAACAGTTACAGTTTCTGATACTGTAACTGGAGAGACAGTTAATGTTAGTGTTACATTACAATATGAAATATTCGCATAAATGCTTATAAATATACACAATAGATATTAGGTGGAATAAATGGCTCAGTGTCAAGACTCTTCTTATGAAATAAGAAAAACAAATGAAAATGTTAACAGTATTGTTGTTTTGAGAAAACAACTAGATGATGAGAGTCTAGATATTACCCTTATAGGTAAGAGAAGAGAAGAGTATGGTGAAGTTTTTAATGAAAATGCTTTATTTATATTAGAAAATTTTGCATCTCCAGAAGATCCTGATAATCCCGGCAATCCTAACCCTAAAAATACTACAAAGAATGTATTATCGAAACCAACAGCAGGACAATTCTGGTATAATACAACAAATCAAAGAATTTACTTTTTTACCGGCTTATTGTGGAAACCTTTAAAACAAATTGGAGATGTTGCAGGTAATTCGGGAACTATTTCCCACGGTGAACAAATACCACGCCCTGTTAGTGATATAACTGGTTATGTGTTTCCATATGAAGAATGTAGTTGGGTTGTGGCTCCATCAAATTATGGAGCAGAAATAGATTATATGCGTTGTTATACTGATTCAGAAGGAAACGTAACTTTTCAATTTCAGGAGAGCGGCAGTGGCACTCTTACTTCAGGGGTTGCAAATTATCAAATAATTGGTATTAGAGGAAACAATAATCTTGGTGTACAGAGGGAACCTATTGATGTGACACCCACTCCAACAGCATCTGTTACACCTACTAATCAACCTTCTCCGACACCTACACCCACACCATCAAGCCCAATCGGCGGTTCGCCAACACCCACACCTACACCTACAAGCAGCGAGGAAACCACGCCTACACCAACGCCGACAAATACCGCTACACCTACACCGTCTACTTCTGAGGGAGCACCACCACCACCCACACCTACTTCAACGGCAACGGCTACAGCAACGGCTACAGCAACGGCTACACCTACACCTACACCAACAAATACGCCCACACCAACACCCACGCCATCTAATAGCCCATTACAGCCGCTATCGGTTTCCTTTGGAAGTTGTTTGGGAGACCCAGCACCGCTGTTCCCAACTGTTTGTAACGTAGAATATAATAATGACATTAATGTGGGTTCACCTTCATTTAATGTTAATGGTGGATCAGGAAATTATACTTCACAAGTTACATGCAGCAATCCATCAGGAAGTTCAACTGGCAGTGTGGTTGATGGAACTGCTTCCTGTGGCTCATCAGGAACGACAAATTCACAGGCTATATTGAGTTACACAGGTAATTCGGGTGGAACACAGCAAAGTTGGAGTGGTAGTGCCACAATAACGGCTACATTTACTGTAACTATAACTGATAATGAAACAGGTGAAGTTGCAACAGATACGATAACTTGTTCTAGAACACAAGATATAAATTGCATAGGAGAAATACAATAATTTAAAAGGAGATAAAAATGGATATATTAATAGTTTTAGTCATAATTGCTATTATGATATTAGTTGCGGTTTTACGCTCTTCGGATGATTCTGAATCACCACCTTCACCCTCACCCTCTGAGCCTAATCCCAGCCCAACACCAACACCATCATCTAATAATTTAATGACAACAGTAGATAGAAGCAATTCATCTTTTATATCTACTTGCACCGGTGGTTCAGTAGCAATCCCGGAACTTCAATCTTCATTTGTAGTAAATGGTGGTTCAGGTGATTATACTATATCATTTGAGAATTGCCATTCACAGGGAACTTCTATCTGTGAAGATATAATTGTAGAAACAGGTTCTGATAATGCAATGATTAAATTTCCCGAAAAAGTATATGAGAATTGTCCATTAGAAAGTGGATATCATGATGCTGTAGTTTCGTTTCGTATAGTTGATAATGTGACTGGAGATGTTGCTTTTGAAGGATTGACCATACTTTGGGAAATTGTATAATTTAGTGAAAATGAAATTTTGAATAAATATCTAAGATTGAAAGTAAGATTATAAATGACTACATATAATATAAATTTTACCGATGCTTCAAAACAGCCAATAGAAGTTGAAGAAACTGGTATTAATGAAGACTATAGTATTAAATTTCCCGGCAGAATTCGTTTGGAATGGGGAAAAGATGTCAATGAAAATTTATTACACCTTTTAGAAAACTTTGCTGTTGAATCATCAAATGTTGATCAAGACCTTCCAAATGATGCACTGTCAAAAAGTCGTCTGTCAAATCCAGTAGAAGGTCAATTATGGTTTAATAAAACCAATAAACGTTTATATTCTTATGACGCTGAAAATGATTTGTGGATTCCTTATGGAGAAAAGGGGCAGCAATATGCAGCTAACTGGGGTCAAATAAGACATGGAGAGCAATTACCATTACCCACATCTCCAGAAGGATATAATTTTAGTTATGAAGAATGCATATGGTCAGTAGCGCCCTTTAGCTATGCAATTGGATTTACTTCTGTAAACTGTTATAGTGATCCCGTAGATAGTACAGTTACCATGACATATAATAATTCAACATTTGGACAAATCGAAGGGATTGCAAATTATCTTATTATTGGAATACAGAGAAATAATAATTTAGGTACTTCAGTTTATTAATAAATAGGAGATATTACATCAAGGATAAGTTATGTATATATTAGTTAATACCGATAGAATAATAACGGCAAGTTCGACAGGGAAACCGAGTGAAGAAATATGCTCTGAAAAGGGATTGAGAATTTATGAAATTGATGATAATGAATATTCTCCAGAAATAATTGGAAAAAAGCTAGATGATTTTGAAATAGAAGAACGGGTGAGATAAAACATGGCCGACTATCGACTAGAATTTACTGATATAAATTTACCAATTGTAACCGTCAGCGAAAAGGAAGAAATTTCTGATCTAGTTGATATTACCTTATTCGGGTTTACTCGTTTAAGATATGGCCGAGATTTAAATGAAAACTTTGTACATCTATTAGAAAATTTTGCAGCACCCGAAGATCCTTCAATTCAAGGAACCCCAGACTATAGTCAAATAATATCTATTGAAGATGATGAAATAAATGGTGATTCATTGTTATCAACAGGAAAGCCTTTAGAAGGTCAAGTATGGTTTAATATAAGCGATGATAGACCAGAAGTTGGCGGAAGACCATATGTGTTTTATGATGGTGAATGGCACCCTATTGAAGTATTGGGACAAGAAGTAGCCGCTAATTGGGGTCAAATTGTAGATGGTGAGCAAATACCACAACCAGTTTCAGAATCCGGTTATACTTTTCCATATGAAGAATGTAGCTGGATTGTCTCTCCTTTTAACCAATTAGATGTAATAGATGAAATGGAATGTCGTACAGATGATATGGCAAATGTTACAATGGAATATACTTATTCAGGACAAGGATTTAGAACAGCGGGTGTGGCCAACTATCTTATAGTAGGCTTGAAAGATAACAATAATACAGGCACATTAATAACTCCTGATCCACCGCCTACACAAACTCCAACACCTACACCAACGTCTTCAGCGGGAGCACCAGATACACCTACACCCACACCTACACCAACGCCGAATGCTTCTAACACACCAACACCAACACCAACACCATCTAATTCAGGCGCTTCAGATTTAGTGATTACAACATTTGATCCATTTGAAGCATCCTGTATTGCTGATACTGGTCTATGTATAGCAACACTTGATCTCTCTAGCGGATTTCATTATAGTGTAAGTGGCGGCACTCCACCTTACACATATAATTGGGTATATACGGGAGGAGCTTCGTTTAACATCACTGACTCTACTACAGCAACGCCAACACTTTCAAGAACACGCACAGTTCCTGATTTGAGTGTTACTGGATATGGCCAAGTTACTGTAACAGATTCACTATCAAATACGGCATCATCCAATTTTACATTTAGAACTAATCATATACAGCTTGGTGATACACCTCCAACACCTACACCAACGTCATCACCGGATTCAACACCTCCTCCAACACCTACACCAACGTCATCACCGGATTCAACACCTCCTCCAACACCTACACCAAGTTCGCTACCACCTTTACAGGCGTCGTCGAATGATGATAATTATGCTACAGTTTGTGTGGTAGGAAATGATCCATATACTATACCATCATTGAGCGGAACGTTGTCTGTAAGTGGAGGATCGGGTAGTTATACAATTACAAATACTGGATGTACGTCTAGTGGTGTCAGTCTATGTGGAAGTATAAGTGTTAATATTACGTCTTCAGGTGCCACTGTTAATTACTCAGGCACAACTACAAGCAGTTGTCCAAGTAATTTCCATAATGCCATTGTATCGTTTGATATTTCAGATGATGTAACAGGTGAGTCAACAAGTGCTTCTGTAGAAGTTTCTTGGGAGTTAACAAATTAAAAATTGTTATAATTTTAACTTATGCAAAAAATTAGAAATATAAAAACCAGTAAAACTGAAAAACAAAAAAAAGATTTTATAACATCTTTGAAAGCAAGAAAACGCCATCATCTTCAGTCAACAGATTGGTCACAATTAGCTGATATTGAAATAAAAAATTTACAAGAAGTTTTTGAATGGAGAAAACAGTTAAGAAATTTCAAAATAAGAGATGAAGCAAATGAAAAAACAGAAAAAAGTCTCGAAGAAATAATATCAAAAAAACCTGAAATATTATATACGACAAAGAAACCCCAGCCCAATGATAATAATGTTGAAACTAAAAAAATATATGAAGAGATTACA